ATGACCTGGCGACCGCAACCTGGGCCGCAGGAGGCGGCGATCCGCGCCAGCTTCGTCGACGAGTTGTTTTTCGGCGGCGCTAGGGGCGGTGGCAAGAGCGAACTGCTTCTTGGAGACTACCTTTCGGACGTCGACACCTACGGCGAGCATTGGTCGGGCGTGCTGATACGTCGGACCTATCCTGAGTTGGACGAGATACTGGAGCGCAGCCGCCAGATTTTCCGCGCTGCCTACCCCGACGCCGAATACAAGGTCGGGCGACATGAGTGGATCTTCAAAAATGGCGCGACGCTCAAGCTGCGGCATCTGGAAAACGAAGCCGACGCCGACCATTTTCAGGGGCAGCAGTACACCTGGATCGGCTGGGACGAGTTAACGTCGTGGGCCGACATGAAAGCGTATCACAAGCTCAAGGCTTGTCTGCGTACCGGTGCTGCCGAGATACCGACTAAGCGCATCCGCGCCTCTGGCAACCCAGGCGGTCCAAACCACAACAACGTCAAAGCGTATTTCATCGACGCTGCGCCGGAGTCGACCATTGTCGAGGGCGACGACGGCATGAAGCGGATGTATATCCGCAGCCTCGTCACCGACAACAAGATCCTGCTGGAGCGTGACCCTGGCTATATCAAGCGTTTGGAAGGGGTTGGTGACGAGCAGTTGGTCAAAGCGTGGCTTGAGGGCGACTGGGATAGTTTTGTCGGACAGTACTTTACCAACTGGCACGAGGACAAGGTCGCCGTGCCGTCGTTTGAGATACCGGACCACTGGCCTCTTTTCGGAGGACTCGATTATGGCGAGGCGGCACCGACCAGCTATGGGCTCTATACCGTCGACTACGACTCTAACGTGTATCGTATCTGCGAGTACTACCAGGCCAACGCCACCGCCTCGCAGCACGCGGCCAACATCGCGCAGATGATCGAGGCGTGTCCGTTTACCGGCGGCAGGTATCCGCAGGCGACCTATGCCGACCCAAGTATGTTTGTTAAGAGGCGCTTGAGTGAGGTTATCAACCACTCACCAGCCGATGTCTTTGCCGAGCAGGGCATTTTCCTGACACGCGCCAATAACGACCGTATCACCGGCTGGAGGGTCGTCAACGACGCGCTGATAAAAGAGCGTATCTACCTGTTTAACGGCTGGAACGACGCGCTGATGAGGACGATGCCAGCACTGCCGCGCAGCAGCAAGAACCCAGAGGATCTGGATACGACGGCCGAGGATCATGCCGCCGACGAGCTACGCTACGCCATGATGCACGTTTATAAGCCGCATCAGGTCAAAGAGCCGGAACCGTACGAGGGTACCGGCCAGGAAGTGATCGATATCTTGGAAAACGGCAGCGGTCGCCGCAGCGGTCGCTATGCCTACGCATCTTAACGACTACTACCGTCGGGGCGCTTCTGCCGACCGGCGTAAACCTAGGACGACCAATGGCTAAATTTAACGGCACACCCAAATCGACCAAGACCAAGCCCAAGAGCAACAGCACCCGCGTCAAGGCGCAGCCTGCCGGTGCAGACAACCTCAAAGCAGGAAAGAGGAAGTAAGTGCCTCGCGTCGGTAAAGTCCATTATCCGTACACCGCTGCTGGGAAGAAAAAAGCGGCAGCGGCGCGTAAGGCGAAGAAGAGACAAAAGCCCAAGGCGCGTAAGAAGTAACTCTTTTTTTGTCTACTACTTAACGGCGATTTATTAAGCGTATGAAGCCCAAAGAAATCGAGTACTGGCAGAGCGCGATTGAGAACGGTCGCAAGTATATGCGGTCGCGTCATAAGACCTGGCGTCGTCTGCTCAAAACGTACGAACTGGATTTCGATGTGCCTGGCTTAGGCGACGATAAGATCGTTAAGATCAGCCGTATGTACCCTCTGGCGCGGCAGATCATCGCCTCCGTCAGCTTCAACTATCCTCATGTTTTCTTTAAGGTTGAAGAGCCGCAGCGCGAGTTTGCGTCCGAGATATTAGAGCGCGTGGCTAATGCGGCGCTAGAGCAGATGGACGCTAAACGCGAGGTGCAGCAGGTCATCTTCGATGCGCTCTTCTGTAGCGTCGGCTGGCTCAAGTTTGGGTACAACCCTCCAGGCGACGACGATATTGAAGCGCCGTACGTCGTCAACGACTCGATGGAGAATGATTTTCCGTACGTCACTCGCGTCTCGCCTTTCAACATCTTCGTCGACCCTCTGACGCCGCCGCACAAGCTGTCGCACGCTCGTTTCATCATCGAGAAAATGCTGGTGCCGCTGGAGTTTGTGAAGGAGGACCAGCGTTTCGTCAACCGACGCCAGATACAGCCGATGAGCGACGAGGACTCACGCAGCGACGGGTTCATCACTGACTTTGAAGACCAGGCCCACTCCGACGAGCAAGACGCCGTCACCGCCAGCAAAGAGAGCGGTAAGATGGTGCTGCTCTACGAGATTCACGATAGGATGCACAAAAAACGGATAACTTTTGCCGAGGGCGTCAAAGAGCCTATTGAAGAGGTCGACCACCCGATGCTGGCGATGGAGGCGGTCACTGAGCCGGACCCTTTCACCGGTGAGCCGATGATGACGGGTGAGTTTGCGCCGTCTGGCGGTTACCTCGTCGACGGCGGCTTTCCATACCATGCCCTCAAGTTCGACCAGAGCGAAAAAGCGTTCATTGGCGAACCGCCGATGGCTTATATCGAGGACACGCAGAAGCTGATCGTCGAGAGCGTCAGCCGACGTGCCGACCTGCTCAAGCGGTTCCAGCGTATTGTGTTGGCTAGCCGCCGTGAGCGCGAAGCCAACCAGGACTTAGGCGACACACTGGAGGAGGGGCGCGACGGCGAGATCATCTGGGTTGAAGATCCAAACACGTCGATGAAGGAGCTTAATTTCGGCGCACCGCCTCCTGACCAGATCGGCCTGGAGAACACCGCCCACAACCTGGAGGAGCAATCGCTCAATGTCAGCCAGCTAGCGATGGGCGGTGGACCCAAGGTCACGGCGACACAAGCGTCGTTGCAAGCCTCTTTCTCGCAAATCAACCGCGAGTGGATGCAGCTACGCGTAGCCGACACCTACCGAGCTATCGTACGTAACAGCTTGCGTATGATGGCTGATTCGCGCTACACGCCAGAGAATTTCTTGATCAACGTCGCTCAGAACGAGCAAGACCCCGTCTTTGAGGCGGTCAGCACCGATCTGCTGCGCGTGCGCTTCAAGGTCCAGATCGAAGCAGGTTCGATGCAGCCGCTGACCGAGCAGCTAGAGCGCGAGGATGCGTTGCAGCTTTTTAACTATATAGGCAACCTGCCGGAGATAAACCGTCTGGAAGCTATCAAGGGGCTGCTCAAGGCGTTCAGGGTCCAAGATCCTGACAAGTACCTAGGCCAGCGCGAGAACGGTGACGCCATCAAGGCGGCGAACTTGGAAAACGTAGCCTACCTGATGGTCGGCGGCGACCCAGGCGTCACGCCAGACGAGGACCACCAGATGCACATACAGGTACACCAGCAGATACAGCAACTGCCGCAGTTCCAGCAGATGCTGCCCGTCCAGCAGCAGCAGGTCATGCAAGCGGCCCAGCAGCACATGGCCTTGCACCAGCAGTACTTGGAGCAGATGGCGCAAGGCGCACAGCCTCAAGCGCCAGGCGGCGGCGACGACCGGACGCAGTCGGAGGGCGGTATCGTCAGCCTCGTACGATCACAGGCGCAGGAGATGGCCCAGCAGGTGCAACGCGCACCAGGACAAGGATAGATGATCTTTCACGATTTTGAATGCGAGTGCGGTCACCTGCTCGAAGACGTCGCTTTCATCTCGCACAAAGAGGTGACTAAGACGGTCGTCTGCGACGAGTGCGGCAAGGACGCTCCGATGGTTTTTGCTAAGCATAACGGCATACACCATAGCCACTCTGGTATGTATGGTAAGTTCCATGCCGGTTTCGGGTGTGTCGTCGAGAGCTACTCACACAAGCAACAGCTTTTAAAGCAGTACAACGTCGTTGAGTCGTCCGACGCGGTCGGCGGCTCACGTAACCACATCACCTCCGAGGTGACTAACCCTGCTCCACGCTCTAGCGACCCCGTCTACTGGGGTAACACCCCCGACGAGGCACTCGCCATAGCCGAGCAGGCTACCATGGAGAACCTATAGATGTCCGAAGGAATTCTGGATCTGGACTCCGGCAGCGATGATGCGGCACCCGATACGGGCGCGTCTGATAACGGTTCGGTGGATAACGCCGTCGAACTGTTTGAAAACGACACCCCGACTACGGCCCCATCTGATGACGCTGGACACTCTGCTCACAGCGACGTATCGGATTTCGATCCGGCCCAAACCGATTGGCTTCGTGCCGATCCGGCTACGGTGCCGGAGCAGTACCAACCGCTTTTACCGTTGGCAAAGAATATGCAGGCGCAGTTCACGCGCACGCAGCAGGATCTTGCCGACCAGCGCAACCAGCTAGCCCAGGAGCGGCAGGAGTGGTCATCGCGTATACAGCAGATGGCCTCACCGCCGCCGCCGCCCAGCCCCATCGACCAGATGAGGCAGAACGTGTCGGAGGAGGAAGCGCGTGGCATCGACGCCGTGCAGCAGATCGTCCAGCACCAGGTCGGCGAACACATCAACGGGCTGACGCAGCAGGTGCAACAGTTGCAGTCGCAGCTAGCGCACGCTAACAGCTACGTCCAAAACCAGCAGACCGCTTATATCGGCCAGCAGGTGCAGGAGGCGCGTGACCAGTACGGACCCGATCTGGACCGTTACACCGACCAGATCGTCGCCACGACCAAGATCAACAACCCCAACACCGGTCAGCCGTACAGCGTCAAAGAAGCGTACGAGCTACACGCAGGGGTGACGGCACAAAACGCCGCCGACCTGCGCCAGCAAGATACGCAAGCAAAACGGTCGAGCAAGCGTGCGGTGCGTCAGACGCAAGGCGTTGACGCCAGCGAGGAAAGCGGCTCGTTATCCGACAACGAGGTCTTGTCGGGTTTAACCAGTCTAGGATTTGAATAAGGATAACTAAAAATGGCAGCAACCAGCACTACCGAAACCTGGGATGCCGCGTGGACACTGACCATGCGTGCCAAGCGCAAGGAGTTGACCGATAACTTCTTCGACGCGTACCCCACCTTAGATATGTTCCGCTCCGGCGGCGCTCTTGTCACCGATAACGGGGGCAAGGAAATACAGGCCGATCTGATGTATTCGGGCAATTCGGCCCAGTACTTCAGCGGTTACGACGTACTCAACACCGACGCCGTAGACGGTATCACGGCGGCGTTTTACCCGTTTCGCTATGCGGCTGTACCGATTACCATCAACTACACCGAGGAGATGGAAAATCGCAAGTCCGATTCGGCTATGAAGCTCCTGGCCGCTAAGACTGAGCAGTCGATGCTGACACTGCGCGACCAGATCAATAGCTCGATCTATTCGGCGCAGACCGGCAAAGCGCCTTTGGGCTTTCAGGACATCGTTGCTGATGCGCCTGGCACCAGCCCGACGACCTTGGGCGGTATCACCGTCTCGTCAAACACCTGGTGGAAGAACAAGTCCAACAACGC